GGGATCAAGCAAATATATTACACAATCTTATACAGGGGACTGCTCCTAGCACACCAAGTTGGGCTTTGGCTATCGAATACGCCGTTGCTTTACTTGCTTTTCTTACTTTGGCTTTTGCATCAAGGTCTATCTGGTTTTCCGTTCCTGCACTGGCATTTTTCACTGTAGGTTCTTCATACGGAGTCTGGTATGCTTATCAATCTTCTTACTTGATAGACGCTAGTGGAATCGTAATATTATCCGTTTTATTTTGGGCATATCATACTTTTGTAAGTTTCCTATCGGAGTATCGACAGAAACTTCGAATCAAACAACAATTTGGGACATACGTTAGTCCCGCCTTAGTTAAAAAACTACAAAAAGACCCATCATTACTGAGACTGGGTGGGGAGACAAAACGACTAACATTTCTTTTTTCTGATATTCGAGGATTCACACCAATTTCAGAAAAATATCAAAAAAATCCACAGGGACTTACAGAACTTATTAACAGATTCCTTGACAATCAAACACAAATTATATTAAAACATGGTGGAACAATCGACAAGTATATGGGAGATTGTATCATGGCATTTTGGGGTGCACCACTTGATGATGACAATCAAGTAGAGAATGCAACCAAGGCGGTTCTTGAGATGAGAGAATCGTTGGAGGAACTTAATGAAAGACTCAGAGAAGAAGGCCTGGATCAAATTAATACAGGAGCGGGAATCAACACAGGACTCTGCGTGGTGGGAAACTTCGGTAGTTCAAATAGGTTTGATTATAGCGTTCTTGGTGATAGTGTCAATCTTGCTGCAAGGTTAGAGTCTAGTTGCAAGGAATATGATACTAGTCTTATCATATCTGAATACAGTATGCTTGACGGATATGACTACAAATTCTTAGATGAAGTTACGGTCAAGGGCAAATCAGAGCCAGTTAAAATCTATACCATTGAAAAATAGTACTTGACTTCAGGTACGATTTTTGGTATAATTTAAAAATAGTTGAGAAAGAATCAACAAGAAGAAATAAGGAAAACCGAGATGGACACAGATATACAGAAAAATACAGCAGATATCGCAGACTTAGACAAAAGAATGTCTAGTCATGAGGCTATGTGTGAAGAAAGGTGGAAAACTTGTTTCAATAGATTTGATGATATGGATTCATCAATAAGTAGAATAGAGTCAATATTAATTGGAGCATCAGGAAGCTTAATAGTGGGTGGTGCCGTGTTAATACTGGCAATGTGGAATATACAAGTTTAAGGAGAAACAAATGGTAGAAGATAAAAAACCAAGTTCTGGAGCAGCAATGTATAATGTTCAAGAAGAACATATGACTCCAAGAGAAAAAGTATTACTTGCCCGTAAAAAACAATTGCTAAAGAAGAGAAAAACAAACAACACTTATAAGTAATGAGAAAGAAATTATCATATCAAGAGAGATATGAAATATGCAAGAAGTGTCCTCAGTTTAATAAGTTTTGGAAGACCTGCAAATTATGTGGGTGTTTCATGCCCCTCAAAACGAAGTTACGATGGGTAGAGTGTCCAGACGAGCCTCCTCGTTGGACTTAGGAGAAAAAGGTGGCAAAACACAAGAAAAAACCAATGGGTAAAAAGAAAAAGAAAGGTGGAAAAAAGAAAAGAAGTAGAGGATAATTGGTTCCAATACTTTCATAGTATTCGTCATGTTTGTCCATGGAGTTTTAAAAGCTATCTTGAAGGTAGAATACAGATAATTCCTTTTGATAGAGACCTTTTAAAACTGACTGAGATGAACTGGACTGTACAACCGAATGACGCTCTAGTTTATGTAGTAGATGACCTAACTCTAGATGAGATTGATGAATTCGTGGCACATAGAAATGATTGCCAAGAGAAATGTGAATATTTATGGTCTCACCCTACATTTACTAAGGGAGCTAATAATCAAACACCTAAGCCTGTAATTATACAGCAAGACCGGAAACGGTTAATGGAGTTGCGCAATGCCAATGCACAGAAAAGGTAAAAAGAAAAAAATGAATGGTAAGAAACGGGGAATGAAACCTTGTCTTACAGCGAAACAAAAGAAGTTACCAAAAGCACTTCAAGCAGCTATTAAAAAAAGAAACAGACCTTGTAAATAATGCCAGTAAGAAAAGTCAAGGGTGGCTATAGATGGGGTAAATCTGGAAAGATTTATAAATCTAAAAAAGCGGCAGAAAGACAAGGCAGAGCAATATACGCATCAGGTTATGGCAAAACATCGAAAAAAAGACCCAAGGGTCGGAACAGGAAAAAAGCCAAAAGGTAGTGGCAGACGATTATATACTGATGAGAATCCAAAAGATACAGTTAGAATCAAGTTTGCTACTATAAAAGATGCAAGAGCAACTGTACGAAAAGTTAAAAGAGTTCGTAAAAGTTATGCTAGAAAAATACAGATATTAACTGTAGGAGAACAACGAGCAAGAGTGATGGGCAAGAAAACTGTCGCATCAATCTTCAAGTCTGCAAAAGCAGGATTAAGAAAGAAACATAATGCCAGGACACAGAAAAAGAAGAGGCGGACGAAAAAGAAAGGCCGCTAAAAAAAGACCAGTACCAACAAATCCAACTCTTTATGCTAGAGTAAAAGCTGAAGCAAAGAGAAAATTTAAGGTATACCCTTCCGCATATGCAAATGGGTGGTTAGTAAGAACTTACAAAAAACGAGGCGGACGTTTTAGAATGGGAGTTAAAAGAAGATGATAGATTATATCAAATTAAAGTTAAACCAGTTATGGAACATTGTTTCAGGAAAAGATAAAAACTGGGACGGCTCTGTAGATATCAAAGATAAAATGATTGAAGCAGAAGAAAAATCCAAATAATGCCAGGACATAGTGGTGGCTTAACTAAATGGTTTAAAGAAGGCTGGGTAGATATATCTCGGCCAAGAAAAGGGGGCGGTTATGCTCCATGTGGCAGAAAATCTGCTAGAGGAAAAGGCAAAGGAGGATATCCTAAATGCGTTCCTGCTAGTAAAGCAAGACGAATGACTAAAGCACAAATTCGTTCCGCAGTCAGACGTAAAAGAAAAGCAGGTAATCCAGGTGGTAAACCAAGAAATGTTTCTACTTTTGTAAAAAGAAAGAAGAAAAAAACTACTAGGAGACGTAGAAGGTAATCCTAAAAAGGAACCATGGATAGAAAAAACTTAATTAATGACTTGCATGTTATAGCACGATTGCTTGACGAATTAGTTATACGAACTAAAGAAAAAAGAGAAAAGAATAAAAAAGTTAGAAAGTTATTAGAGCTACCTAGAACGGTACATAACAAAGTTAGAATTACAAACTATATTAAACATGGCAATCAATAAAAGAAAACATAAAAAATATATTAAGAATAAAGATATATTTAAAAGTTCTACAAAAGCTCGGCAACGAGCAAGAAGATTAGGACTAAAAGGCATTCATTCTCATGGCAGAGGAAAAGCAAAGAGATACATGCCAGGAAGCTCTCACGGAGTTTACGAGAGAGCACTAAGGAGAAAGAAAAATGGCTAGACAAGGCGGATTTCTAAGCGGACCTAGTGTACATGGTACATCTAAGTTAGCTAAACATAAACTAAAAAGAGGGCTTACTAGAGACTTAAATGCAGCAGCAGGAGCATTAGTTAATACTAAAAATCCAAACAGCATTGAAGCTTTTAGATACTCAACACCAGCAAAAGCTATTGGACCAAGGTTTGGAAAAACATTGAATCCAAAAAGACCAAGGTTTCCTGGTAGAAGAAGATAATGGCACTTACAGCAGCGGAGAAAGCTAGGTTAAAAAGAGTAGGACTTCGTGGTTTAAATAAACCAAAAAGAACACCAAAACACCCGACCAAAAAAGCTGTTGTTGCTGTAAGAGTGGGTGGAAAAGTAAAGATAATTAGATTCGGAGCGCAAGGCATGGGTCATAATTATAGTCCAGAAGCTAGAAGAAGTTTCAAAGCAAGACATCGTAAGAATATTGCTAAAGGAAGATCTTCAGCAGCTTGGTGGGCAAATAAAGTCTTTTGGGCAGGTAAAGGTGGAAGTACAAAACGACCTCCAAAATCTCAAAAGCATGTTAAAGGAATAAGAAGGAAAAAAAGATGACAATACCAACTGTTGACACAAGAAGAGTGTGGTTAGATGAAACCACATTAAAAGTTACAAAAGCACTTATGAGCTTTACTGAAAAAGAATTAAAAGGCACTCCGTTAACGAGAGCAGAACTTAATTATTCTAAATTATGTAGTGCATATCTTTATTTGCTTAAGATTGTTGAGAAAAATCAATTACTCGATGATGAAGAAAACCCATTTACACCTGAGACATTACATTGATAGAGACTAGCAGAGCAGATGTAGAGACTAGCTATCTCATGAAATTCAATGATGATAGATTCATTAAACTTCCTATAGATGGATATATGGATTTATTAGGGATTACTCCTAACACTTCACAATATGCAATCATTAATGCAATCAATAATCCTAAATATCGTTTCGTATGTGCTGCGATTTCTCGTAGGCAAGGCAAAACTTATATATCAAATATAATTGGACAACTGGTATGTTTAGTACCTAATAGTCATGTACTACTTATGTCTCCAAATTATTCACTATCACAAATATCATTTGATTTACAAAGAAATCTTATTAAACACTTTGATTTAGAAGTGATAAGAGATAATT